GCGAATATGGCAAGCGCCGTTGGATCCCGATCCAGCCTGATAAGGGTATGTGGGTAAATCCCAAGGCTCCAAAGACAGTGGCTTTTGCTCGTAGCGTCGAGAACGATGCACGGACATTGACTGTGATGGCCAACAATCTGGCCAAATCTTTTCCGGAATTGGGCTTTGAAGCTCTTCCGGATGTGAAGCTGAACCTGGTTAACCAGGCTCAGACTGTAGCGCCTGTGGCCAGTGACAAGGCCCAGCCGAAGGGGGGTGATACGTCTGTCGAAGCCAAGACTGTGGTTGAAGAGACCTCAGTTGAAGCTGTTCCTGAAACTCAAGCACAAGAGGTGACTTCTGAAACCGCTGAGATCGCAGAGCCGGAGCCAACGAAACCCGAAGCCGTCGAACAAAGCACGGGAGGGGAAGACGCTTCCCCCACCGTTGACGAGATCGATGAAGCGCCAGCAGTCGAACGAGAAGTTGAATCCAGTGAATCTGGAACGAAACCAACCAGCACCGAAGCTGTGGCTGAACCCGATCCTGTTCCTGCCCCTACCGGAGCAGCTCGATTTTCTGCACTTATTGGGGGATTGTTCGCACGAGCTTTCAAGATCAGTGGCGATGCCAGAACTCGCCTCCATGGTGAACAATCACCCGTCTCAGTCGTTCGAAACGCTCTGAAATCGTCAGCATCTCTGACTGCATTTATTGGCCGGACGCCTCGCCACAAGGTGAGTAAAACCACCGTTGATGCCTATCAGTCGATGTTGACTGAGGCTGATGGTGTGGCTGAAATTATGGCCAAAAACCTGAACAAGTTCCTCAACAAGGAACTTTCAGGAAAGAAGGTTGGTGAGTATATTCTTGATGGGACCGATCCAGTCTCATCGAAAGGCAAAGCCTATAAGCTGAACACGATGATCAATGGCAAAGCCTTGAATATCGTTCAGGTAGTGGATGGATCGGTTCGATACAATCCGGAACTGCTAGAGCTGGCAGCTCTGGCTGGTATCCAGTGGTTAGCCACCAAGTCGCAGAACTGGGCAAAGGTCACTGAAGAGACTGTTGCTGAGATTTTCGAGATGGATCCCGGTCACCCGGATATCCCAGGTCTGACTGTTGAAATGAACAAGGGCATGGGCCTGACCGAGGTCAATCGGTCATTGGCTTCCCAAATCGTGAAGTTCTGGGGCTTCTCAGAAAGCAACGACACTGACCTTGCTCTAGTCAAGGGTATCTCTGAAGCTGTTGCTGGTGAGGTTCTCCGTGGATTGGAGAGCCGTAAGCTGGTGTCTTCAATCACGATCAAAGATCCAACTGGCAATTCCAAGAAGGATGTGGATCGCTACATTCCTCTGGAAATGAATGAAGTGGTGAAAGCCTATCCAACTGCCATTGAAGAAGTGGTGATGTTGGAAGTTGAGAGCAATTTCATTGGTCAGGCACCCACGAAGGTTGCTCTGACGCAAATGAACAGCCCTCGTGCCAAGAACACGAAAGACCAAATTGCGTCTCTGAAGGCTGAGAATAACACCCCATATAGGTTTAACCCTGATGTGGTGGCATTCTTCGAAGAGATGGGCGTGAACGCCTTACTCTATATGTTTGGTGAGGGTGATCTGAAGGATCGTCCTCTGAACGATAATCATGCCCGGACTCTTGCAGGCCGTAACATCACGATCCAGTCAGCGTTCGATACGCTGATGTCGATGATTGCTGAGACCCGTTCGATTGGTGAGGCCAATGGTCAAAAAATGACAGAAGTATCTGTCTATTTCGATCACAACTTCTCCAGCATTGGCCGTATGCAGCAGCTGGGCCGAAACAGCCCACAGGCGAGCAAGCTGGTCCGTGAGGCTCTGCTGCCTACTTGGAGCACACTTGACCTCTCTGGGGACAATCTGGAGCATACTGAGGCATATTACCTCTCGTTGGCTCAGAGCCTGGATATCAAGGTTGAGAACCTTGGAGTGGCTGCTTCCATCGAAGCTGTGACTGGCAAGCTCTATGGTGATCTGAAGCCTGCGGTTGATATCCTTCAGGCTTGGCTCAAGCAGGGTAAAAAGAAGCCTTTGAGCAGTTCCGAAATGGAAACTGTCCGTAAGGCTTTGGGTCCTGATCGTGAAGTCAGGGCGTTTCATGCTTTGCTAGATTGGGCAAAGCTGCTGAACACCGAAGATGCATCGTCGTTTGAGACGGCTATGTATCTGGAAGCTGATGGCAAAACCAATGGTCCGATCAATGCTATGGCATTGTTCACTCCTGGCGGCTTTAGCCAGCAGTGGTTGATTGGTATGGCTAAGGGTGGCCTGGTGATCGATTCGCCTGGAATGTCTTTGGCTGGTCAGCACAAGCGTGACGGTAACGATCTCTATCGTAGTGCAGCCAATTCGCTGTCTGTGATGCTGTCTGCAAGCAGGGACAATCTCATTCAGCGTGGTGAAGTTCAGTTGGGTAACCAGCTGGACAATGTGCTTGGTCTGATGAACTTGCTGATCCCCGATAGCATGGTCATTCGTGACGATGGCACCATTGAGATTTCCCGTGGAACTGCTAAGAACCCCCTTACAATCACTTTGTATGGTTCGGGTGCTCGTGGGATTGCAGGCAATCTCGTAGGGGAAATGCTGAACGCCTTTTATGAAAGGCTCAGCGGGGCAATGGATCTCATGTCCAGTGACCCTGATATCTCTGTGGCTGAAGCGATGTTTGGTGATCAAGCAACGCCACAGTTTACCGCTGAGCAGATGCTGAGCCGTCTTGAGACTATGCTCAATGGTATGATTGTTGATCGTGCTTTTGTTCGAGCAAGACGAGTTCAGTTGCGTCCTAGTGGCCTCAACAAGTTGGCACTGTCCAACTTGAACCCACGGACTTTCACTGTGAGTACAGAGCAGTTCGAAGCTATGGTTTCGAACATGGAGCACTTTGTGGTCGCTGAGATGGTAAACGCCATCAAGAAAACTGTTGGTGAGCAGCTCATCGATACCCTGACAGCTGTTCGCAAAGCTACTCAGGTACAGGGCATTGTGCTCAAATATACCTTCCAGCGTGAGTTGGAAAAGGCTCTGAAGTCCAAGGCTGAAGGTGAGTTCCTGAGCCAAAAGGAATTGGAGCAGATCTGGGATAAGCTGGCGTTCATGTCGCCAATAATCGACACAGGCAATGCCCTGTTCGATGTGGCTGGAACGTCACGGGCTGATGTCGAGTTGAATGAATTTGGTCGGGCTTTCGATGATAGCTCACGGACCAACGCCTACGTCTATGGTCCTGAAAATCCAGGGGTTCGTGGTATTCCAACCATGGTCATTGGCACTGGTGACGGGCGAATGATGCAAGTTTTGGCCACCATGAATGATGCCATTCAGGGCACATTGAAAGTGTTCGATGGGGTCAACATTCCACTGGACAAGATCAAGGAAGGATCCCGTCAGGCAAATGAAGCTGCATTGCAGGCTTGGCTTGGTAGCCCGGTTCAGGCAGTACTTAATAGCTATGAGACGTTCTTGAAAGATCTAACGATTGGAACCAGCGAAGCAGAGCTTGCTGATCTAACCCGTGCTCTCTTTGATGAGGCAACGGCTCGTGAAGCCAGTATGTCGCTTGAGGTCCTCACCGAAGAAATTGAGAATGTGGGCAAAGAACTCCGGGTATATGCTCGTGAGATCGATGCTCGTCGCCAGGTGCTGGAAGAGACCAACCTGAGTGTTGACCAGATGGCTTCAGCTGAAGCTCCTCACATTCACACTGGAAAGCGTGATCTGTCGGGTCTGTCTTCAGCTCAGATTGTGGTCGAACTGAATAAGGCTATGGCTGAAAAGCTGTCAGAGCAGAAAGCTCCTGTCTCTGAGAAGCTGGCTTCTGAATTGGAAGAGCAAGCCACCAAGCATGAATCTGGTGCCTACGTTCTCTCAACCCAGGATCTTCCCTACTTGGCTCAAAATGCCAATATTCCTGCCAATCAGAAGGATCTGTTGGCAGATGTGGTGAAGTCTGGTGTAGCTGAAGGCTACAGCATTGTGTTTGGGGCGACATGGCAGTTGATGGCCTATGCCCAGAGTGAGGGTAAAACCTTCCCTGAGGGCGTGTCCGATCTGGACAAGGGCTTCATTGTGATGGGTGATAAGACCATCTATCTCAACAGTGTGTCACCAAGTTCTGAGACACTTGTCCACGAACTCATCCATGCTTCGACCTTTGAAAAATTGGTCTCATTCTATCAGGGTAAGTCCCTGGGAGTGAATGGGGTTGAACAAGTCCGTGCCATCGAACGGCTTGAAGGTCTGATGGATCAATTCAATGATCTGGATGTGTCAACCTTGGGTGAGCAGACCCAGATAGCCTATGCCAATGCACAGGCAGCGATTTCCCGTGAATTGGGCAATATGTCCAATGATCGGGGTATTCGTAAGGCAGCAGCTCTGAATGAATTCATGGCATGGGCACTGAGCAATCAGGATCTGGCCCGGACACTAGCCCGGACGAAGGTTGAAAATCCTTTGGTCCGTATTGCTCGTTCTGTGTTGGAAGGTATCAAGAGCTTGATCTGGGGTGGGAAGCACGCCCCCAAGGTCAAGGATGATATGCTGTCGAACCTCCGGTTCAACAGCAACATCCTGATGCAGACTGGTGTGACCACTCAGAGCATCATTTTTGATAATGTTCTGTTCCAGAGCGTTGGAACTGAGAGCACCCCGGCATATCTGAAGCGTGTTCACGACACTCTGAAGAACCGGATTGTGGCCTATTTGGATGTGACCCTTGAGAATGTGAGCGACCGTAATGCTCGCTATCTCCGGTCCATCATGCTGGGCAATAGTGCTGCTATGTCCTTTAACGCCAACGGTTTCCCGATGACGTTCCAGGAACGCAAGACGTTTCAGATGGTGGTGGCTTCGTTGGCCACTGCAACCATTCTGGATCCAAACATTTTGGCCGAAGCAAGCAAGCTTTATCAGCACGTAACTGGTGTGCTGAAGCCTGTTCACTTCATGACTGATGAGACCTCTACTGATCCAAATGATCTGGCTTTGGCTCAGCAGCGATATGACGCTGTTGTAGGGAACTATTTCTCTGCCAAGGATGCTGAGAATCGCTCAGCCCTTCTGTCTTCCTTCTTGGCTCTATCAATGGTTCATGAGGATTTCCGGATGGCTTTGGCAAAGCTCCCGGTTCCTTCAAAGAAGTTGGCCAAGTGGAACACTCTGGACGGTGTTCTGGAGAATGTTGGCATCATGATGATGGACAAGCTGGGAACGGCTATGTCTGGAACCAGGCGGTCAGGAAACGTGAATGGAGCCATTGAGGCTTTGACTTCACGTATGGTTGAGCTTGCTGTCGATCAGGAACCAAGTGCACTTGGTCGTGCTCTCGACACTGTTCAGGCTACTGTGGACAAGGGCAATGATCTGGTTGTTGGTGCCATGCGTTACACTGGCCAGAAGATTGTTGATCTCAGCAATCGTGGGCTTGGCAGCACCTCGAACAAGGTGGCTGAAGTCCTTTTGAATACCACCAAATTGGTGGGTGCCATGGTTGATGAGACCAATGGAGCTGCTGTGGCCAGGGATGTGATTTCCCAGACCAACAAGGCAGCTGTCCCAATTCCTCTCCGGGAACTGCTCAATGAGTTGGTTGGTCGAACTGATGAGAATGCACCTGTTTATGATATGATCAAGTTGGTTCGTTCTTGGGTCCAACAGACTCGTCAGCAGTTCCGTGAGAAAGTTCCAACAGTAATTGGTGCTCAGTTCAACCGTGAGGTGACTGAGGACGAATGGAAAGCTCTGTTCGTTGGGATGGGTAAGACCGATCTGGCAGCATTGATTGTGCAGGCTCAAATGACCGAAGAACGGGTCATGGAGCTTCTGGCCGATCCTGCTCAGTTGACTGCTGAGATCTCGAATGTTGAAGCCTCTCTGACAACGGATGATGCAGCCAAGGCTCCTGTTTGGTTTACCAAATCTAAGGAATTGGCCAAGTTCATGGTCACTGGGAAGGTCCCAGGGAATCTGCTTCGCAATGCTCATGCGATTGGTAATCTTCGTGGTGAGCGTGCTCCACGGTCAAAGCTGGCTGTGACTTCGGACATGATTTCGAAGATTGATACGTTGGTGACGCTTTATGCTTTGTCTGAATTGGATCTGAGCACTCAGACTACTTTGGCCTCATTGGCGAACAATGAAGCAGATGGCATGATTTTTGCTTTGGATTATCTGGTTGGCCAGCGTCGAAGCGAACTGACTAAAGGCACTGCCACTGCACTTAGCAGGGAAAACCACTATAAGGGTTACATCCCTACTGAGCAGGGTTCTGGAATGTCTCTGGAAGTGGCTCCAGCTGCTGATGAGACCATGATGAGATCCTATGGCTACACCAAGGTGAAGGATTATCCTTCTTCACGGGCTGAGCCTAAGGGTCCACGTATGGCCTATTACTTCTCCTCAGTGGGTGGTCGTGGTCAGTATAATCAGGGAATCATCCAGAACATTAGGTCCACATTTAGTGGTGTGGATCCAAACACCGGGTTCACGAACCAGGGAATGACGGCTGGACAAATCACTGATTCTCAGACTGTGAACCAAATCAGTCAGAATATCCGTCTGAATGGTGCCAATGGCTCACAGCCTCTGATGCCCATCTATGATGGTCAAGGTGTGGTAATTGCCTATGAGCGGTCGATTGACCCAGTTGAAGAAGTTCGTCTCGAACGAACTGAGCATCTGGCCCAGTCGATTGGTGTGTGGCGTGGTCGTCAGGTTGAGGAAGTCCAGAGCCAACAGTTCAACAATATGTTGGTCACTCGTCTGGCAGCCAAATGGCGTGAGGATAAGGCCATTCGTTCAGATGAATATGTGAACCTGTTTGACCCAACTGTTCTTCGGAATGATCGGGTCCTTGCTGATTCGGTTGGACTTATGAACCGTAACACTCGCCAGACGATTGAATCTCAGTTTGGCAAGGATAAGTTCATGGTCCGTAAGGATATGTTGAACGATGTCCTGGGCTATCGCTCGGCTAGCATTGGTGATTTGTGGACGGGAACAACTCGTCTCAGCCCAGCAATGCAGACCAAAGTTCGTGATGCTCTGGTAGGTGTGTTTGGTGTGGACGCTTACAAGCGCCTGACTCAAGCAGAGGGTATCTGGCAGAATATCATCACTGATGCCCGTGTGACCATCGTGATCAAGTCGATGATCGTCCCTGCTGCGAATATGGTGGCCAACCTGTTCCAGTTGATGAGCCGTGGGATCGGTATTGGAACCATTCTGAAGGGTTTCCCGAAAAAGACTGCTGAAATCGATCTGTTTGTTAACAATCGGATGAAGCGTCTGGAGCTGGAAGCTGAGCTTCGTGCTTCGGGTCGTGACCCTATCAAGACTCGTCGGATCAAGAATGAGATCCAGACCATCATGGATGCTAATCGTCGTATGAGCATTTGGCCTCTGATTGAAGCTGGTGAGTTTGCTTCGATCAGTGACGTTGGTATCTCACAAGATGAGTTGCTTCTGTCGAAGGGCCGTCTGAACGAATATATGGAACGGCTGGTGAGCAAGCTCCCTGATGGCCTGAAGACTGCTGGACGGTATGGCATTGTCTCTCGTGATAGTGCCTTGTTCAAGGGTCTTCAACGTGCTGTTGAGTATGGGGACTTTTTGGGTAAGTCGGTGCTCTATGACGATTTGGTCAATGAAAAAGGCATGACTTCTGCTCAGGCCTTGGCTCGTGTGAGTGAAGAGTTCGTCAACTATGACCGTCTTCCTGGCCGTAGCCGGACCTACCTGGAATCGATCGGTGCTCTTTGGTTCTGGAACTTCAAGATCCGGTCCACGAAGATTGCTCTCAATCTGTTGAGGAATAATCCTCTGCACTCGCTGCTGGCTATGAGTGGCCAAATGTCGAATGCTTTTGTCAGTGTTGGTTCCCCAATCACAGACAATGCGTTCTCTGTTTTCATGGATGGTCGTTCTGGCTGGTCAATTGGTCCAAATATGGCTATCAGTGCTCATGCTTTGAATCCTTGGTACAACGTCACAACCTAAGTCAGGAGACCTCTGATGGCTACGCCTCAACAAGAACAGTATGCTCGTCAGAACGGGTTCCCCAGCTATGATGCAATGGTTCTGTGGGCAAAGCAGAAACAGATGCAACGACAGCCTCAGACAACTGCTGGACGACCAGGACAGCCTGTTGCTTCAGATCCCCGCGAACAGCCTCCTCAGCAGCAGAAGCGTGGTGGTTGGGGTGGTATCCTCAATTATATTGGTGATGCTTTGGGAGGTAGGCTTTGATGTCTCAAAATTGGAAATATCCAGAGGTCGAACCATTGGACCCAGCCACAGAGGAGGCTCTAGTTTCAATGGCGAATGAACGTGGTTATAAGACTTGGGAAGATCTTGTGACTGCTGTGGTCAAAGCCAATGCCAATAACACTGTGCCCAAAGGTATTAGTGACCCTGGTGAAGCAAACGGCATTCTTGAGATCGATATGAAGACCCGTGGTCGGGGGCAAATGTAAGAGGCAATTGCTAGATGCTGTGATTGTACACGCTGAGAAGTGATTGAAATAGAAAAGGCCACCCCGTCAGGAGTGACCTTTTCGTTTCTGACTGTCTGATTCAGCGGAGCCTTCCCACAAGGGATGACACGTTGCAGTCAGAAATCCTTATATAACAGCAGCCTCGGCGTTGTATATCTCAGGATGAATTTCCCGTTTTCCACTTCGCTTATCCAAGTAGGACAGAGGCCACCCAAAGCTGATCGAAATTTGGGGACCGAGACTGCTATTATATAAGGTGTCGGTCTTTCCCGACTGTCATGTGCTACCTACCTGGGGCGTTCCCTTAGTGCCGAAGCACCGTTCCAGACTCGAACTGGCAATTTACCTATTCTCCACAACCGAGGTGGATTCGAACCACCGTTCCTCGTGATATTATTCATAAGGTTGGGGCAGATGGGTATGAGTCCACCTGAGGGATTAACCGCAGCGCCCCCTACTAATCCCAGCAGCTCTCGTTGATGCTTCTCACCACACCCTCATCTCCGATTTAACGGGATGTTTTTGCGACCGGGATAGTGGTTGTTGCAGCAACCTTCTACACTCGACGAGGTGGCAGATCAGCTCCAATGAGATCTCTGATTAGGTGGGGACTTCTGTTTCCCGGCGTCCCCAGACCGATGTTTGGTGCCTTAGGCAGCCAAACGAAGTGCCATTACTGGCTGGTTGTCGTTGACAGTTAAGTCAGCTGTCCCGTCAAGGTGGGCCATTCCTGGTCGCGTTCTTCTCGTCCGCTTGGCAGTCGAACCCAATTCACCCCCATGAACGACACTGGCCCAAAGGCTATCCGGCATTCGCAATCTGGTACACCCAATCTGCTACTACTCGGCAGTGTCGATGGTGGAGGTGCGGGGAATTGAACCCCGGTCCTACCTTGCATCTGATCGCCCGTCATGGAACTTGCATCCCATTACGACCATCATCTGAACTGGATCAGGCCCTACAAGCCAGTCCTTACGTGGAGCTAGTACGCTCAGGGTAGCACACGTTCCAGTTCAGACGATGGTCCTGGATTTTCATCCAGGACCGGGCTTTTACACCCACTCACACCCCGTGCCAACAGGGATTATTGTTCGATGGTGATATCTTTGGGTTCAGGCTTCTCTGAAGTGATCATGTCGAGAGCTTTGGATCCAACCACAAAGACGACGAATCCTGCAATCACGTAGGGGATCATCACTGCCATTGCCGAAGCAATGAACCAGATGACCCCCAACACGATCAGGCCCCAGATGAGAGCCTGAAGCATTACGCCTCAGCAGGCTTTTCGTTCACCGGACGGCTCAAGTTTCCAAAGAGCGAGGTCTTGGGAGCCGGGACAGCTTCTTCAGGCTCAGCCACCGGGGCTTCACCCTGGCTGTCGTCAGATGCATCAGGAGCAGGATCTGCTTCCTGTTCGGCCTCTTGTTCAGGTTCTTGCTGGGGTTCAGAAGCAGGCTCCTGACGAGCAACGGTGGTAGCCACCGGAGTCGGTTCAGCAGCAGCCTTGGCAGTCACCTTCTTGGCAGCGGTGACTTTCTTAGCGACACCGAGAGGTGCCGTTTCAACGACAGGGACGACATCGACATCAGCCGTAAATCCAGTGGATCCACGGGTAGCTGCCAGATCGATCTGCAACTTCATACCATCAGCGATGGACATACGGCTGAGAACGAAGTTCCGGATGGCTTCTTCGATCTCTGCCTGGACGAGGGTGATTTTCATTGGGCAGTCCTTTTCAGTAGTAGCATGAGGTTCTGGAATGTCGGAGTGATCACTCCAGCATGAATGGATCCGACAGCATCTGCTACGTGTTCTGCTTTATCGGCCATCAAGGTTTCTCCCTTTCGCTTATACCAAGGCCAATTGGCTTGAGGGTACAGTTCGAAAGCTCGGTCAATCATCTGCTTTTTTGAGGCATTTTTGTTGCCTGTCATGGCAATTTTTACCTCAGTTGCAGTGACCTCAATGATTGGAATCCCCTTGGCTCTGAGAGAGCTGATGATTCCAACACATATTCCATAGGATGCCATTGCACGGGCTGATTGAGATCCAACTGGGACCTCAACAAATATCGCTTGGGCATCTTCTGCTGCATCGAATGCAGCCCGTGAAAGCTGTTCACTCTTATGCAGATCATTTGAGTTGTTTCTGACCTGTTTCCCTTTCAGTTCCATTGGCTCAATAATAGTGAGTTTTGGTACTGAGAGATAGCCTGTGGTCAGATCGAGTTGTGCTTGAGCAATGCCCCAGTGGGTAAGACTTGGGTCAAATCCTGCGACATTGATAATCATCATTCACCCTAGAGAAACCCCCTCCGGTGATCCGGAGAGGGCCTCTAGTTAGCCAAACTTATGGTGAATGGCAAGTGTCCGAATTACGATCCGAACAGGCTCTTGCGTTGGCCACCTTCACCGGAAGTCGGTGGGGTGTTTGGACGACCGGATGTGCCAGCCTGGCCACCCTTGCTCGACTTGTCACGGGTCTTGCCCTTGTTGCGTTCGACCCAAGCTGGGTAGAAGGCTGCTTCAGGAGCAACCCCGGCAGCAGTGGCAATTCGGACTTCGGGGACAGTGAGCTTGGTCGGTTCGTGGAACACCTTGTCGATGGTGTTGACATCACGGGTTTCACCCGTTGGCTCATAGGCACCAGTCGAGGTGTTCTTCTTGGACTTGTCTTCGATGGTTTTGATAATACCCAGCGAGACTTCCTTGCCGATCAGATCGACCAGAACCGGGACCGATTTCTGCACTTCCTTACGCTGTTCATAGTCATAGACCATGACAATCTTGTCTTCGGTGTCCTGATCCTTCAGGGGCTTTTCAGTGGTAACGATGCAGAGATCGTCAATCACGGTAAAGCCTGGCAGAGGGACCTTCTTGGTCTGGTCGTTCTTGTTCAGGAAGAAATTTTCGCCCTGCTTGTTGGTGACATAGCAAGTCTCACGGTAGTCGCTGCCATTTTCGAGTTCGATGGTCAGTTCAACGCCCTGAGCACCGCCAGTGCTCTTGATGGCATAAGCCACCTTGACCTTGCCCTTGTAGGCATCGGTTTCAAGTGCTGCAAATCCGCCCAGGCGATCCTGGGTTTCTTCGAGGCCTTCGTTTGTCAAATTACTGAAAACGCCCATTTTGGTATCTCTCTTTCGTTGGGGATTGGTTAGGGGTTACTTCCCGCCATAGAAGGAATGGAGGTGGTCCAGCAGTAGCTGAGCATCGTTGTCCATATAGGTCTGGTCACGACTGAACATTCCCATAGGAGATCGGATGCGATCACCAACAGTAGCCTTTGTCAGGCGGGTTTGGAATACGTGCTTGTAGCCCAGGATTTCGTCTTCTTCAGTGATCGTGAGCAGATCACTTTGATAGCCAGCAAGTTCTTTCAGAGGAATCTTTTTGGCGGCAACGATGGTCGAGAAGTAGGCTTCGATACCGTTGTTTTTCAAGGCCCCTTTGATAGGGACAGCAACTTCGTTTGACAGTGTGGCCTCGTTATACACCGCCAGCGTGTGGGCTGTCATGAGCACGGGCTTACCGTACCGGACGACCTTGGTCTGCATCAGTGTCTTGAAGAACTGCTGATAAGCACCCCAGGCTGATTGTGTGTTGGATGAGCCAATGACGTACATTGATTCCATCATGTCCATCATGAAAGTGATGGAGTCGAGGATCAAACCGATGTTGTCTGGATTTCCTGTAAAATGGTCAAATGCTTCGTGGATCTGATATGGGTCTTCGATCCGGAAGGTATTAAATTGGTTCTTGAATGGCAGACGTTTGCCAGCTTCAGTGTTGAGATATCCCCACTTGGATTGATCCCGGATGTTCCGGAATGAGGCTGACTTACCTGAGGACGATTGCCCACAGATAAGTGCCATATGGTCATTGGTTTCTTGATCTGACATGAGTGTTCCTTCAGGAAGTCGTTTCCTCAGCCCAAGGAGCCAAGGAAACGAATCCGATCAATTGGCTATTGTATAGCGTTTTCCGACAGAGACCATGATGGTCTTGTCAATCTCGTCTTCGCTCATGGGATTATTGAGCTTTTTGTTGAACTCATGGACAGCCTTGTTGACTTCAACCAGGGAAAGTCCTGAGTCAACCAGTGCCAAAGCGAACTTGATCATGTGATTGTTGCGGTTGCCTGTGGCAATACGCTGAGCAAACCACCGTTCAAGGTTATCCAACGACTGGAGTTCCTTGTTTTGGTTCCGGTAAGATTCGTTGCGACTGGTCTTTGGAATGAAGTCCAGCACATCAAGAAGCTCACCATCATTGTAATGGTAGGTTCCGCCAGGGAAAGATTCCCATTTCTTGGCTCGTTGGTTTGCACTTTCGTCTGTCTTGAAAGGAAGCCAGTCCATGACAGAGTTCATAAATTCACGATAATCTTCCCCGTCGAGCACCATATGGTAGTTGGTGGGGAACACGAGACGGAACCTGTCAGGTCCGTGGATCTCGTTGCCTTCGTTGTCTATGCCCTCAAACAGCTGATGCCGCTTGGTGGTATAGGTCATGAACTTGTAGTCCTTGAGCAGCTCATGGACTGCCTGAAGGCTCACACCACCATCGACATCAATGACGATGAGGTTGAAGCCCTGAACTACATTCTCTTCAGCACGATGCTGGTTTTTGAAGTGGTGGTTTGACCAGTGATAGCCGGGGGCTTGGGTCAGCACATGGAGTTGCTCGAATGGAACCTTTTCTGGGGCATAGTTGTAGGCCCAGTGTTCTGAGCACGACAGGACAATCTCGTTGACATTGGTTTCCTGGAGCTTTTCGCCCTCATAGAACTCAATGCCGTCTGTGAACGTCTTCTTGATGATGATGTGGCGTTTATAGCCCCAGGCAGTTGCCAGGGTCATCATTTCATTCCGAGCAGCGTTGCCTCTGGCGTAAAACGGCAGGGCCTCGTGAAGGTCAGCGTGAGTCACTGGTGATGCGATGTCAGCAATG